GTTTCTTGTATTCTTCTTGTTGTTAATCAGTTAAAGGAATATCTTTATGAATGCATTGGAAACAACAATTAAAAAAGCAGGTGGAATTCCAGCTTTAGCTAAGAAGCTAAAGATTAGCGATCAAGCCATTAGACAATGGGAGCAAAAAGGGCGCATTCCTCCTGCAAGATACGCTCAAATCAACGAACTATTCGGAATACCATTTGAGCATTTAGTAAAAGATAAAAATTAGTTTCACCCGCTCTTTAACATCGCTAGACCGCTCAGAGGAACGTCTCCGAGCAAACAATCCGCTCATATGGAATGAGCCACGGATCATTACTGCTGTTCTCTAACGAGAAGTAATCTAAGAAGGAATTTAACAAATGGAATTATCAAACGAACGCAAATTTCGAGAAATCGAATCAAAAATCATGAAAGGGATACTTGTTACTGGCGCTAGAGAAGTAGCGAAAAGAACGGGTATTCACGAATCACAAATATCTCGCTGGCAATCTCAACAATCTAAAACGCAATTAAGCTTCATACAACGTTGTGCAAGGCTTTTAGTTGCTATTGGGTATGAGACACCAGATGACACAGTGATATTGCAAGGTGATGAGGCTAGAGCGTTAATTCAAATGCTTGAACATGTCAAAGCACCAAAAAGAAAAACCTCAACCACTGCGAATGGTGAGGCTTCTCAACAAATGGACTTAACCATTTAGACTAACAAATACACTGTATCAATAACCAGTATTAAAGGGAAGCTGATTTTGAGTTTCCCTTTTGCTGATACAGCTTAGGAATAAGGGAATTATACCATGAAACAACGATTTAATCATAGTGCTGTGCATAAAAATAACGCTAGAAATCGCTTTAACAGATTGGTTACTCAGGACGGTGTTAAGTGCCTAAGAGCAATGCTTGAAGACGCTAAATTACGCACTGAACATCGTCAACAGGTACTAGGAGGCAAAGGTGATGAGAGATAACGTTGCATATGCAGTTTTTGGTAATCAACGACGGCAAGAGAGGCCTAACGTGGCAGATCTTGATAATGGCTACACCAGAATAGCGAATGAGTTATTAGATGCAATCATGCTTGCTGGATTAACCAAGCACCAATTATTAATGGTTATGGCTGTATGGAGAAAAACATACGGCTTTAATAAAAAAATGGATTGGGTTGGAAATGAACAACTTGAAAGCATGACAAAGATTGATAGCACTAAATGCTCAACCGCTAAAAATCAATTAGTTCGGATGAAAGTTTTTATTCAGGAAGGTAGAAAAATTGGAATGAATAAGAATATTTCCGAGTGGGAAACTGATATTGACCGAAACAGTAAAAGTTTTACCGAAACGGTAAAGAATAGCTTTACTAAAACGGTAAAAACCACTTTACCGAAACAGTCAAACACAAAAGACAATAATACAAAAGACAATAAAGACAAGATCCCCCTTACCCCCGCTGGGGAAAATATCGCTCTAGAAATTCTCGATTATTTTAATCAGCTAACCAATTCTAAATTTCAATCTACGGAACCCATCCTAAAAGCGCTTAACACCATCAAGGCAAAAGGCGAATGCTACACACCTGATGAAATTAAACTTGTGATGGAGTGGGCTGTTAAGACTTGGAAGAATGGAAAAGATTTAAAACCGCAGAGTTTATGCCGAATGACTCGCTTTGATGGCTACCTATCAGATGCGATCAAGTGGAAAAACCGTGACGGTATCAATCCTGTCGATTGTCCTCATGAAGAATTAATCAAAATCTGGAACAAATACGTTCCTGAAAGAGCCATTGATTTTCATGAGTGGACATCACGCAGACCTGCTTACAAAGATTTGGAAGCTGTCTGGAATGGAAAAACCAACAAAGGACAGTGGCGTGAAGTAAAACATATGGACACCTGCTTCAAGCTGATATCGCAATCAAGTTTATTCACTGGCTTACAAGACAAGGGATGGTTAACTCTTGACTGGATCTTAACACCGACAAGATGGTCGCAAACCTACGAACAAGCCAAGCGCGAATATACCGAACGGAAAAAAGGGATTGTTTAATGGAAAATAAATTCACGGATTATTATTCAGAGCAGGCTGTCATTGGTGGGATACTGATTGCTACATCTGAAACCGAAGAGATTGCCATATCAGCGATTGAAAGTTTAGTTGCTGATGATTTCACCTCGTCATCTCACAAAGCCATATTCAATGCTATGCAGAGCCTTGTTAGAAATGGCTCTAAGGTTGATTTGGTTTTACTGAATGGAGAACTTGAGCAACAAGGAAACTCAGATATTACTGGAGGGTTCGGCTACCTTGCTGAATGCACTAAAAATACATCAAGTATTCAAATGTTACCAGGTTATGTTCAGAAGATTAAGGATCTAACCACAGCGCGAAAAACGCTTGCTGTTCTCAATGAAGGCATTGCGAAGATTAGTTCATCAAACGTTAGCAACCTTGTTGATGTTGTCGGTGAAGTTCAATCCACAATCTCATTAATGGACACCGGGAGTGTTGTTGAAACACAGCACATCATGGACGGTGTGAATGAGTCGATAAATATTCTTGAATCGATGATCAACGGTGACATCTGGAAATATAAAACTCAGTTTGGCTTACCTGATATTGATAAGGCGTTTGGTGGATTTAATAACACCGATTTGATTGTTATTGGTGGCCGTCCGGGTATGGGTAAAACCATGTTCAGCACAGCGATTTCAAAAGCAATCGGATTGAAGCAAAAGAAACCCGTTGTTTTCTATAGTCTTGAAATGCCGTCATGGCAGATATCAGAACGAATTTCATTTCATCATGCAGGCGTTAACAAGCAAGACTTACTCGGTGATGATAAATCTAAGATCAACATGGATGAGGCTTGGGGTAAGTTATCTCATGCACTTGCTGACATTCAGGAATCACCGATTTATATCAATGACCGACCATCAATGAGTATTCATGAAATACGTGCTGACGCTAGAAAGATGCACAAAAAAACGGGTGGTTTAGGTGTCATTATCGTTGACTACTTGCAGAAAATGAAAATGACCAACCCTGAAAACATGAATCAGTCAGTTGGTGAGATTGCAACAGGGTTAAAGAATCTCGCAAAAGAGCTTAAATGCCCCGTAGTCGCACTTGCACAGTTAAACCGTAACTTGGAGCAACGAACCAATAAGCGCCCCGTTAATGCTGACTTGAGAGAGTCTGGCGTTATTGAACAGGAAGCGGACGTTATCTTTATGATTTACCGTGATGAAAAATATAATCCTCAGTCAGAGCTAAATGGAATTACCGAGATTATTTGCACGAAATCACGTCACGCACCTGGTGCAGAAAAAACATATTACTTCACTAACGCTCGCGGTGGTTTAGATCAGGTTGACTTAAATCGAGTAAGGATGGAATCTTATCAAGATGAAATTGAATGCTAGTTAATATGAGAGAAAACCATGATTGTTAAAACTGAAAAAATGACAGATGAACAACTTATTAATTACTTAAAAGATAAATTTTTATTAATTACCAATGAATTAGCAATTGTGAAAACTGAGTATCCTGATGCACAGGAGAGAATCGATAAGGCTGTTCGGGCATCCGTTAATGCTACGGATGTGATAACGGAACATCAGCGCGAATTCTAATAACTCAGCCTGCAATATGCGGGCTTTTTTGTGCCTGCAACAACGCCGATTCCAAGGTGCCAACGTTTAACACGCAAGAGGATTTTAGATGGAATATTTACGAGATATTTTGGGTACATTGTTTTTCATGCTAGTACCGATTACTGGATTTTTATCTGTTGCATTTCTGATGTATCACGAAAAATCAGGTTGGGGATGGTTACTTTTAGCAGTGGTTGCCATATCAGGAAGTTTAAAAATTAGTTATGGCAATTAAGCGAGGTGTTGAGTGATGAAAGGAACAACGTTAACAGAGCTAATCCGCACATGGGAAGGTTACAAGGATATCATTTCTAGGCGAGCTCATATGGCTGCAGGCTACCCTGATAGGAAGCGATGGCGTGAAATAATGAGAGTTCACAAAAGAAGATTAGTAAGAGGAAAAGCAATAAATAGAGCTCACCGCGTAGCAAAGAAACTGGATCGTCATGAATATTTACAGTGGATGAATGATTTTCGCGGGAAAAAAGGCTTACCTAAAATGATTTACACATTCGGAAATTCAGGCACAGCAAAAAGCCAGAGGGAGGCATCTAATGCAGGGAACTAATTGGGTTAAAGTGAGTGAGAGATTACCTGAACTGGACACGCCGGTATTTGCAGGTTGGTTTTGGAATGGCAAGTTTGTGTGGCATGTGTTCATGCGTTCAGATTCATGTTTTGAAGGTTGGATTTGGTCTCGTTCTTACAGCCATTTTATCAGCGATAACGATGAGTTTATTGAAGATGACGATTATCCAATAACTCACTGGATGCCACTCCCACCAATGCCAGAGGGTGAATGATGAAGCCGATTAGCAACGAGTATATAAAATTACTCGGACGTCAAATGAAGCTGCGAGCACTTCAAGTTAAGAAACCAACCAAAAAAGAAATGTTAATTTTCTATTTCAAAATAATCACTTACCCAATAGCGGCGGTTATCGCTGTTTTGGTTATCGAGGGTAAATTATGAGCGAGCGCAAATTAAGACTTGAGGCTGTGAAAATTTGGCAAGAGCTAATTTTACAAGCTAAGCGAAAATACCAATGGTGGGAGTTGTAGCATGAACGAACTCAAGAAATGCCCGTTTTGTGGCAGTAAAGTTAAATGGTGTGGCGAGAACGAGCCGAACCCAGAAGATAACCACCTTTGTGATCATATCGAATGTACTAATGCTGATTGTGGCGCAGATTTCTCTTTTCCCCACAATAACGATATTTACCCTGATAATTCTGATGACATGATAGCAGAAGAATTAATGCAAATTGACCGTGATTATTCAGCGCAAAGGTTTAACAGGAGAGCTAACAGTGAGTGAGCCAGTAGAAGTAATGGTCTATTACGTTAACTTCAATACGAATAGCAGATTTTGGATGTTGAAAATATCAGCTTATGGCGATGAGGATCACTTTAAGTTTCAAGCTAAGCCAACCAGAAAGCAAATCAGGAAATTTAAAAAACAATTCATTCGTGAAGCCAAAGAAGGCTCTGAGTGTTTAGTTGAAATGATAAGGATAATGCAAGGAGGTTAACTTGGAAAAAGCCACAAAGTTTCTTCTAAGAAATAAACGAATACGTGAAAACCTAATAGCCACAATAAATGCTCTACCCCTCAACGAAGAATTCCCCCTAGAAGTAAAAATCTCAGAATCCAGCCGAACACTACTGCAGAACGACATGTTTCATGCGCTATGTGGTGATGTATCAAAGCAAATGACACTCAACAACGAACCACTGAAATTATGGCAGTGGAAGAATGTTTTTGTGTCTGGTCACTGGATGGTTACGACAGGAGCGAAGGAGTCACCGTTAATTAGGGGAATTGAAGGTGAGCTATTAAACATACGCGAGAGTACGTCTCAAATGGGGAAGAAGCGCATGAGTAGCTTAATTGAATACTCGACAGCTTGGGCGATACAAAGTGGCGTAAAACTGCGTACAACTCGTTATGAATACAACTACTACGGTCACAGGGAGTAATGATTATGACAGACAACGTAAATAACCCACCACACTATGCATCAGGTGATATTTAGTGCATCGATGCCATTAAAGCCAGCATGACCAAAGAGGCGTTTCTGGGCTATCTCAAGGGCAATATTCAAAAGTATGTCTGGCGATACGAGAAGAAAATTAACCCAGTCGAAGATTTGAAAAAGGCTCGTTGGTATATGGAACGGATGGTTAGTGAGTTGGAGGCTGGAAGTAATGGCTAAGAGAAATAACACACTAGAGAGCATGAAAAAGTGGATGGAAGTCATTCCTCAGTGCTTACAGCCACAAAATAAGCAATCCGAAAACGAGGTAAAGGTGAAACAAAGTGATAAGCCATTACCATCAGGGCAAAGACGAGTGCTGTCATTTATTAAAAATTTCATCTCTGAGAATCAATACCCGCCAACAAGAGGGGAGATTGCCGAACACTTTAAATGGAAGTCGGCTAATGCCGCCCAAACTCATATTGATGCGTTGGCTAAGAAGGGTTTTTTAATTGCTAAAGTTGGGATAAGTAGAGGGCTGATTGTTACAGGAAAAGACTCTTGTGTTTATTGCCAATCATGCAATAGAAAACTAACAGATGATGAAATTTATGTGTGTAGCAAGTGTGCTGATGAATACGCTCATTTGGAAGTGATGGATAAAATCAAAGGAGAGGGAGATGCAGAAGCTAAGGCGACGGCGCTGTAAAATATGCCGAGAATGGTTTCACCCCAAGTACAGTAACATTTGGTGGTGTTGTCCAGAACATGGAGCAGAACTGGCAATAAGGCGAATAAACAAGGAAAAGGAAAAGGTATTAGAAAAACGTAAAAAGGAGCAAAGAGAAAAGGAAGTTAAAGCAAAAGACAAACTCAAAGCCCGCAAGTTAGCAGTAAAACCCCTCTCATATTTCACCAAGCAAGCACAGACCGCATTCAACGCATTTATCAGAGAAAGAGATAAGGATGAGCCTTGCATCTCATGTGGGCGTTTTCATGAAGGTCAGTATCACGCAGGACACTATCGAACAACCGGTGCTAACCCAGAACTTAGGTTCGATGAAGATAACTGCCATAAGCAATGTGCACCATGCAATAACCATCTATCGGGAAATATCGAAAATTACACACCTCGACTAATAGAGAAAATTGGTCAGGAACGTTTCGATCGCCTAATGGGGTCTCATGGATTGCCAAAATGGAAACGTGAAGATTATGAGCGGATACGTGATCACTACCGAGTAAAGCTAAAGGAGCTGAAAGATGTTCAGTGATTTAATCGCAGCTATTGAAGAAGCAAGATATTTAAAATCTCAATCTGGTGGTCGGGTTAACTTCTGTGTAATCCAGATTGCTGAATGCATGGAAGTATTATGCGGGCTGATGGATGGTGTCAGGGTTTTATATACAACTGCGAATGATGATTATCACACAGTATTACCGGAGGTGAGATGAGCTATATCGGAGAAAAGGAATTAACAGATGAGCAGTTTCGCTGGCTTGATGGTTGGTTAAATCTGTGGGGGGCGTGGGTATATTCTGGTCGTATCGATATTCGCATGATCAACATGATTTATAAATTCATGCAAACAGTTGAGCCAAGTAAAAACCCATCAAGACCTATGTGCAATGACGATGAAGGAATGTTGATTTCTCAGGTCGTAGATTCAGTCATCGCCACTGACACACAAGCCTATGGAATATTACTAAGTTATTACGCTCATGGTTCATCTAAGCTGTCGATTGCATCTTACTATCACCGAGTTGCAAAACCACGCAAAATGCAAACTAGAGGGGGTAATAAATACGCCAAGCCATCTCATAGAACTTGCAGGAGAGAAGTTGACGAAAAACTCAAAGCTGCTCAGTGGTTATTGTACGAACCTCTGCGAAATGCAATGAATAATCGTAAACGTGTAGCCAAAGTAAAGAAAATAGCTGAACTTTGCTATTGACATTAATGGACAAATGGACAACAATTATAAGGTAAGTTGCTTTACGTGACTCTTAAGTTTGCTTACCTCATTCAAGACCTCGCTACGGCGGGGTTTTTTGTTACCGAAACAGTGCCCCTCATAGTCCCTACGCAGAATGGAGAAGTCTGGTTTGCGATACACTTGGGGCTTTCGATGTTGAAGACCACGTCACCCGCTCGCAGGCAATAGTTACTACATGTCTAGTGGCTTGGTGTGGCAACCAAATTTAGGCAAAAGAAAATCCGCAACACCACATTACAGTTGATCTTTTGACTAAATGCACTCTTCATTCTGGAGAGTTGTGTGATTAGGGACACCAGATGATGTTTTGGTCGACGGATATCTGGTGCCCCTTTCTATTTTAATTCCCCCGAATTCGAGGGAATAAGTTATTGATATTGTTCCGATGCCGGAATTCCGATATCGCTAATTAAACCTGTAATGGTTGCTTACAAATCCAACTCTCCGGAATTTCCGGATAGTTCACATGTTCGGTTATTCCGAACAACTCATTTTGAAGATCGCTTAGGCGGTCTTTTTTCGTATATGCCGACCACAGAACAATTACCCTCGTTATCACGTTCACACAAGAGCTGTGAGTCGGCGTTCTATTAACTAATCAGGACTACATATATGCAAGAGCCGTTAACAGGCACAGCAACCGCCTCGTTAGCGGGTGTCTCTATTGTAGGTCTCTATTCAGGTATGGATGCAGGCGTTGTTATCGGTGCGTTCGCAGGGGCGGTGATATTTGTATTGTCTGCTCATGATATCCGGCTGTTAAAGCGATGGGCATATTTCACGGTTGCATTTGCTATCGGGATATTAGGCGCTGATTTTATGTCATCACTACTGAGTGGCATTGTCGGAGATAGAGAAGTCGATCGCTCTGTTGGTGCAATGTTCTCATCGGCTGGTTTGGTTGGTGTTTTGGTAACAATATCTAAACCCGGTGCGCTCACAGACAG